AAGGTTTTGGTGATGACGCTATTGTCATTGTTGATCCAAAACTATTGCCATATTTTAATTTTACAACTTTTAAAGATTATATGGCTTTATATGGATTAACTGTTACAACTGGTGACAAAGCAGGAAACAAAGATTACTTGACAATCTATGAGATGTCATTTTTAAAAAATAAAATACATAAGTTTGGAGCTACGAACGGAATGTATGTTGCTCAACTGGATTTAGATGTTATTTTAGAAATGGTGTCATGGACTAGGAAAAACAAGGAACTATCGAATGAGAAGATGACAGAGGTCAATTGCCAGACCGCCCAACGCATGATTTTTTTTTATGGCAAACAAATATTTAATAATTTATTACGCAAGTTGCAATTATTAAAACCAACCTACAAATTATTCTCGTATGAAGAGCTAGAGGATATTTACAACTTGTATAGTGGATGGGAGCCCGATTATCTAAATTGCTTCCGCATAGCAGATTCAACAATGAGACAAGAACAAGAGAATAAGATCGATGTAGCAATCGAACAAAACTTTTTACTTAAGAATAAACAACAAACAACAATGACACAACAACTATACAGTGAGAACATCGTAGAAGATGGTTATTATATAGAACAAGCAATGGCAGTTTTAGGACAAGTAGCAGCTGGAATTTTACCAAAAGTCATACCCCATATTATACACGAATTACTGCCATCAGTAGAAAATAAAGACGATTTAGGAACATTAGGTTCATTAGATAATCCAACTGACACAAATTGCATGAATGGAACAACAATGATTACAGGATCAGAAAATTTAAATATTGGAATTGGTTTTAAACGCGCAACACCATTGCGTTTGATTCCTAGTTCTATGACATTGACAGATGAACAGCATTTTAAAAGTAAGGGAGAGATGGATATCATTAAGTTGGCAGGTATTCCAACAACAATTGGCACGGATGAACCATACGCTTCTAGTACGTGGTCAGTAGCAATGCCACCAGGTCAGATTATATTTTCAACATTGGTAACACCAATGGCCGAGATGACTTCAAAGGCTGGCGCTTTTTCGGCATTAGGTACAAATGTGTCTCTTTTAACATACGTTTCCAAACCATTTCAAAATTGGAGGGGTTCATTGATATACGAAATTGAGATTTTTCCATCTGCTAATTACCACAAAGGAGCTCTAACTTTTAGTTTCCATCCCCAAATATATAATGTTGCTGATGTTCCGAATGAAGCGATTCGAACATCACAATCATATGCTACAGTTATGCTTAAACCTGGCGTAACAAAATATCGCTTCAAAGTTCCCTATATTAGTTTATATCCATATTTATATAATGTCAACACCAACGATTTAGATACAGCCAAAAAAGCTCGCCAATTTGCGACAGGAATTTTTATTATTAGTGTCAGCCAACAACTTAGTGTTTCAGGATTAGCAGCAACCTCGATAGATTTTGTAGTTCGCGTGGCAGCCGGAGAAGATTTTGAACTAGCCAATTTGTGTTTACATAATGCATCGGTTGGTCCAGTCTATGAGGGCATTGAATATCAAAAATTTGAATTACAATCTGAAGAAGAAGATGTGGCCATAATGGGTGCTGAAATTGCCGGAATGAATATAGCAGTAGATACCAATACAACAACACCAATACCACAACAAGTAGTTAGTCGAGATTTAATGGCTGTTAATGAAGCTTCTTGGTCTATGAGCGATACACAAGCCAAAAAGATCCAGTTTGCCAAATTTAACTGGTTATCAACATCACCAGCAGGAAGAATTTTAGCATCATATGATTTGCCGACAGCATTAAATACATGTGATATTAGATCAATAGCAAAAAATCGATTTGGAGCGTGGAAAATGAAATCAATTGATATTAATATGGTTGTTTCTGGTTCACCGTTACAAAGTGGATCGTTAGCACTCGTATGGGTACCATTAACACGAGTCAACGATAACACAGTAGGGACACGAGCAACAACTTTTTTGTATGATCGCTCAGATATTGATATAAAACAACATATTAAGTGTTCACCATACTCCGACTCCAATAATATCCTTAAAATCAATTATAGACACCCAAAAAAATTTTTTAGACTTAAATTATGATTCATTAGGAATCCTTTATGTTATAGTTTATTCGCAGTTGTGTACCATACCAAATATGAATCCCATCACCGTAACACTGACATCATCTATTAATATGGCTGAAGTAAGCGTTCCAAGACCATGCGCTACTGCAGGTGAAGTTGAAGGGCAATTACCAAAAAAGTGGGGGTATTTTGAACAAAGTACAGAGCAACAAGTTAGTGCTGATATGGACGTAGCAGGAAGAGTAGAGATGCCAACAATCACCCAAGAGCCCATGATGCCAATGCGAGCATTGCCAATGACAAAAACTTTTGCAGAACCAATTAAGTTCAAAAATCCTAGAGGGCATAATAAAAAACGTAGCAATGTGGCCCATTTTGAAGACATTTCGACTGATATGCAGATGATGATGAAAAAATATTGTTTAGTAGATGTAGATACAATTAATATACCCGCCG